CGGTAACGCGGCGAGATTTTGACGCCGAAGTCACTATCAGATTCTTCGTGCAGCTCCATCAATGTGACGCGCTCGAGCGATTCGACGCCATCGGTGACGGAGACGCGCCAGTTGAGCACTTTGGAGCGCTGACGTGTCAGGAGATAGGGTCTGCGGCCTTGCGCGGCCTCTTCTGCTGCGCTGCCGGGTAAGCCATCCGGCATTTCAACCTGAATGGCGATGCCACCATCGCGGAGCATCAAGGCATCAACCTGCTCCAGCCATGCGATGAGCGTGTTGCCTTCGAGGTCGATGTTGCTAACGGCGGCCTCGAGGGTGGGCGGGGGTTCAATCAGCGAGAACTTGGAGAGGATGCCAGCGAATGCATGGAGTGAAGCGCGGAAGAAGTCGGTGAAGGTGGAGCGCTGCAGCCGTGCCTTGTATGCCGCATCAGGTTCGCCGTCTTCCCGTGGCAGGTAACGCGCCTTGACGCCTTCACCACGGAGGCAGTGGTAGCAGTCGTAAGCGCGCTGCAGATCAGTGGCGTGTTCCCGCAGTGTGGGGTGTTGGTAGCTGGGGTAGCTGCCGTCGTCGATGGGGTGATCGAGATTCAGCTCCACCGGCGGGCCGTTACTGCGTCCTACGGTGGAGCTTTCCGGTCACTGGTCGGGCAATGACACCTCGAGGAGGTAAGCAGCGAGGTTGGAGACGCTGCGACCTTCATCGTCGGAGCGTGTCATGAGGCGTTGATGAAGGGACCAGGGGATTGTGATTGTGATGCGCAGTGGGTGGCGCTGGAAGCAGGGGGTGCTGGAATGGGTCATCACCTTGTGAACGCAGGGTGGTCACGGGTCGGGGTGTTGACGCACCGCCGACCCATCCCTATGGCGTAGCAACGGCGCGGCAGGAGGCGCAAGGGCTAGAGCAGATGTGCTGCAGTTCAGGCGACGGCTGCGAGTGCTGTGCCGAGTGAGGTGAGGCGGTGGATGGTGCCGTTGAACTCCTCAGCGATGGCGACCACCAGGGGCGATGGTGCTGTGGTGTTGAGGAGTTCGAGCTCAAACTGAACGGCGTGAGCGGTTTCAGCAGCGATGTCGCGGAGCGAGGCAGTGAGCTGCGCAACGGATGGCGGTGGGCCGATGAGCTGAGTGTGTGAGGTGGGTAGTTTGCGTGTGGTGTATTGGGGCTGGGGTTGAGCGGTGGATTCAAGGAACCAACCGTCCATCCAGACGGCGAAGGCCGGTGAGATCCAACGGGCGAGGTCGACAGCGACACGGGGGTGTACCCACGTGCCCTGCTGCCCGGGCACTCCACCACGGGTTGAGAGCACCAAGCCCGAAGTCGGAATCCCGACTACGGCGGCCAAGGCTTGCAAATACTCGCTGGTTCGATCGTTGGCCAGGTAGTGGGGCAGGTGCTTTCCATTGGCCTTGCACATGGCCGTAGCGTTGACGAAGCCATCCGCTTGGCGACGCTCGATCGCGGTGCCCTGCCAGGTGCGTGCCTCAGTCGTGTTCACCACCAGCACAGCCGAACGCTTCCGCTGGTAGTAGGCGTACTGCCTGCAGGCATTGCTGCACCACTTGGCGGAGAGGTTGGCAGCAGCAAACAACAGTCCGCAGCACTGGCACTGCAGCTGGTGACGTGGTTGACGAGACATCAGGCCACCTCCGTGAACTGGAGGTTGACGTTGCGCAGCTCAGGGTGAACGCGCAAGACGTGAGCGACAGCGGCCTGTGCTTCGGCCACGGTGTCGAAGTCGTTGGGATAGCCCAAGGTCCAGAGGGCGCGCTCCATCGCGTTCGCAAAGGGGCCCCGATCCCACGCCGGGGATGGCAGGCAAGTCTTCATGGTGAATGCTCCGTTGAATGTCGCCCAGCACCTCTGCCGGACATTCAGAGCATAGCCCAGCGAGAAGGGGCCAGCCGTAGGCCAGCCCCAACCCAAGTGAAACCGGGCCTTCGGTACGGTTTCAGGCAGAGCTTCAACGAGACCCCGCCACCGCGTCCGTCCTTACGGATGGGACCGACCCGGCTCACGCACCTTAGTCGTTGTGCCGTTCCTGCATCGTACCGGTGCAGATCCACATCCGCACCGCCTTCAGCACATCTGCAGCAGCCCAAGCTGCACGGCTCTCTGCTGCAGCTCCACCTTGCTGCGGCGGCTCCTGCTGCGGCGTTCCACCCTCACCGTTGCCACCTCCAACAGCGACAGCTGCAGCACCTCCGACAACCGCCGACCCTGCAGCAGTCCTTTCAGCCGTTGGTGGAACTGCCCCATCGACCCACTCGGGTACGCCAGCCGGCGCGGTGATTCCCACCACGCTGCCAGCAGTCGTTGATCAGCGCTGTTCAGGTTCTCCCAGGCTTGCTCCACCAGCTGCTGCAGCGGACCCACTCGCTCAATCTCAAGCTCTGGCCCTGCACATGCATCAGCACCATGGAGATCATCCAGGCAGCTGGTGCCCGCCATTGCAGCCAGCATCTCCTGCAGTTCAGCCGCTGACATCCCGGCCTGCTCTGCAACCTCCTGCGTGCTGACGGCAGGGTCTGCCATCAACCGCTGCACCTTGCCCCACTGCTCCCGCCACTTGGATGGGAACTTGACGGCATGACCACGATCGCGGAACCAGTGGAGGATTTCACCCGCCACAAACGGCACCACGATCGTGGACAGTGCATAGGGCTTGCCGTTGGCTGGGTTGACGCGCTCCGGGTCGTACCGCCTGCAGCCACGGATCAAGCCAACAAAAGCGACGGCTTCGAGGTCGTCGTAGGCCTGGCCGGTCTTGCGGTGAAACTTCCATGCCTGCTGCCGCGCCAGACCGAGGTTGGCGGCTACCAGGTCCTCAGATGTTGCGGTGGGTGGCGGGAACCCTGCTACTGCTCCGGTGCCAGCACCATCCCGTGCACGAGCAGCACGTTGCCGGGACCGCGTAGTGCGTTGTGGATCGGATGCCACGCTCCGCCGAAGTGCCGTGCTTCCAGACGGTGTGGAGTCTGCCTCCAATGACCGGCGACTGGTTTCCGGTGGAGCTGCTGCGGGGTTGCTGTCGGCAGATCCTCGAAGCGCATCGGTGGCTGGTGCGGTGGCAGTCATCGGAGGTTGCCGGTGGTGGATCGATCAACGGAACCCAGGCGTTGCCGCTAGGCGCCGCGTGCTGGGCTTGAAGGTGTCCGCATCAGCGAACGGGTCATCAGGCCCTGCAGTGCCATCTCCACGGCCGTAGTGCACCGTGCTGACGCGCATCGGGCCGGTGCCCTGCACGTGGTTCACCAGCTGCGTGACGGAGTCCACCAAGTCGTCGTAGGTGTCGCCCGGGAACCGCGTCAGCTGCGACACCAGCACTGGCGTCAGCGGATGGTGCCGTGGGAAGAACACCCGGCCCTGATTGAACTGCGGCGTTGCAGCGTTTGCCCGGGCCACCTTCCCGCCCAGTGGGTTCACGGCATGGACGGTGAACCCAGCAGCAGCACGCTTGAGCATCGAGATCACGGCCGGACCATTGGCCTTGTCTTCCACCAGCAGCTCACCGAAGCCCCAGGCTGGCCACATCGACGCGATGGTGTCCATCGTTGCGCTGAAGTCCAGCCGCTGGTTGATCAGGTCAAGCAGCCACAACCCTGCAGCGTCCTGACCCCACATGGTGAAGGCGACCATGTCGGTGCCGGCAGAGTCCTTGAAGGTGCAGTCGATCGATGCAATGCGCCGCACAAACCGCTGAGGGAGGGTGCTATCACCGAAGTCACCAGGGCGATCAGCGGTGCCGTAGAAGCGGAACATCTCGGCGGAGAAGATCGTTCCTTTGCCCGGTGTTGGCCGCTGCTGGTAGAGCGCCTCCCAATCGCGGGTGGGCGTGTTGAGCCGTTTCTTGCGTGCCCATTCTTCGTTGTACCGCGACGGGTCCAGTGCCTGGCCAGGTTCGCGGTCGTCTGCTTCGCGGGTCACCAGGGTAGGCAGTGGTTTGATGACCGGTTCAGCAATCAACGGCAGGCTGATCACGTGCCACTGTTCAGCGGCATCACCATCGCCGTCGCGCTCGAGCTGC